CGACGGGACTTCCCTATTGCCCTGAAGGGCGTGCGGGCGTGAAGGGCAGGTGGGGGGCTTCGGCTCCCCACCTGTCGAATCTGAGCGTCGAACCTGGCGTGGCTCAATCAAGAGCTCTTGCCAGGTGAGTGTCATGTGGTTTGGATGCCCATCCCCGTATGAACGGAGAGAACATGAAAAGCCTTGTAACACTCTTCCACAAGGTTCTCACTGACGTGGGAATCTTCTGCTCGACAAACACCAGTCGTGATATTGTAACCGTCACGACTCGGTTCGAGAATGAGGGATTCGAGTTTTTTACTCGAGTCCTGCCTCGTCTTGGTGCCGGGCTCGAAAGAGCTCTGGACCTTGGCGAGGCGAGTCCTGACCTGTTCCCGGGTTTCCGGTGCAGGCAGAAGACCCCTGTTTTTCTGGGGGGCTTCTTCGACCTCATTTTTGACCGCACGAGTGGAGCTCTGCTGGATGACCCTTCGGTCGAAGCAATACGATCTGTCCGTCAGCTTACGCTGATGTTCAAGAAAGTTGAGCTCGAGTGCGGGGCGGAACGAACGCAGAAAGCGTTCGATTCTTTCGTCCAGTCCAACACTGATGTCGGTAACTGGGAGACTGCCATTGAGCCGGAACTCGTAGAAGAGTTTCGGCGCGTGGCAGACGTGGTTTTCTCAGTTGTCTTGTCAAAGGTGAACCTTCGGGTTCGTGACTTTGACCTGACCCCGGCCCACGGGTCTGGCGCCACGGCGGATAGGTTGATCGCTAACGCGAAATATACCATGCCGACGTGGACGGACAGACTCGAAGCCGTAGCGCCGTACTGGCGCTATGCTGCCTTCCGAGGTTATGCTTCGGAAGATTACAGCAGGATCGACATGAGGTCCCCGGAACGTGAACTACCTGTTAAGGTGGTCGCTGTTCCTAAGACGTTGGAGACCCCACGGATTATTGCGGAGGAGCCCACCTGCATGCAGTTCGTGCAGCAAGGGGCATTCCGTGCAATTCGTGATTCGATCGATCAGAGTTACTTGGTCGATCTGATCGGAACAGGAAGCCAGGAGCCTAACCAGCTTCTCGCATTGGCAGGGTCCAGGGATGGATCCCGCGCTACGCTCGACTTGAGCGAAGCATCCGATCGTGTTTCCAATCTGCTTGTTCAAGCTCTCTTTGAGTCCTACCCAGATCTTTCGGATCTGGTTCAGGCTTCGAGAAGCTTGCGAGCCGACGTCCCCGGGCACGGAGTGATCCGTCTTCGGAGATTTGCGTCGATGGGGAGTGCGCTGACGTTTCCCGTTGAGACGATGGTCTTCTTGACCATTGTTTTGATGGGGATTCAAGACGCGTGGAACCTCCGCTTTACTCGCCAATCACAGATTGAGTGGTTGGTGGGGTGGGTGAGACTCTATGGGGATGACATTATTGTCCCCACAGAGGTCGTTCCTTCCGTTGTGAAGTACCTGGAG